GTGTCGTCGGCTTCGACATATTGCACGACGATCTGAAAGACCGTGTCGCCGTATGATTCGCCGTCGCCCGCGTCGGCGAGCGCCTTTCGAAGCTGCTGGATCGATCCCTTCCAGCCCGTGAGGCTGACGGGCTCAGTCGCGTACTTGCCACGCGAGCGCCCGCGCGGCGCATGAGCGCGACCCATGCCATACGCCTTCACACGCTCGCGTGAATCCGCATACGAGATCGCGGTGAAGCCGAAGAATCGATCGCCTTCGACCTTCACCGTGATCGAACCCCAACTATGAAGGTTATTGTTTACTCGAATCTCATCAGCCATTTTTCGATCCTTTGATTGCGTCGAGGGTAGGTTTAGGCGGTCTGTACTTGAAGTGCCGGGTTCAAGAATCCGACCTCGAGATCGATGAACTCGGGATAGGCCAACGGCACGACTCGAGCCGTGCCCGTCAACGTCTTCGTCGAGAGCACGTTGTCAGTGCGAGACAGCGTGAATTGAACCGCCGACGCCTTCGGCTTCGCCAGCAAGACCGAGCGCATCGCCGCTCGAGCTCCCGACTCGATCTCGAGTGCTTCGCGCTCGAGGATGAAACCCGAGGTCGCGTCGACCAAGATCGGCTTGTTCAACCGACGAATAAAGTAAAGGCGCAAGACGGCGTGCGCGATATTCAGAACGCGCCGCTTCGTGAAGAGGTCGAAGTCGCTGCCCGCCGCCGACAGGATGCGCGGACGGTTGACGTACACGCCTTGCACGCCGAGCCACGTTCGAAGCACCGTGAAGCGCGCATCGTCGAGTCCTGGATTCAGCGACTCGTCGTGCTCGTCGGCGTTGCCGTTCGCGTCGCGAATTGAAACGCCTGGAAGCGAACCGAGATTCACGTCTGAAATGTCGATCTCTTCCGACACGAAACCTTCGCGCGAGCCGACCGCGAACGACACGGGTCGACGATACGATCGGCCCGAAACCGAGCTCGACGTCTTCGCGGCGCCTGCGCAGATTTCGCCGTGAACCGTCGCCTTCGTGTCGAAGATGGCGGCGAGCGCGGCGAGATATGCCGCTTCAGTTTCCGCCAAATCGGGCATGCGAGCATGACCGATCCACCCGTGGTAACGCCCGACGAGCAAGCCGCCCGTGAACTTCGGATCGATCACGTCGAAGGTCGTGCCATCGAGCGCGCCGACGATGTGAACATTCTCCCATGCCACGCTTGAGGCGAAGAGCGCATCGAGCGCCGTTCCGATCTCGGCGCCGTTCCAGTTTGGCGCATCGCCTCGAAACGTCGCGAGGTCGTCGGCGACGAGCGTGCCCGCCGCGAAGTCGATTTGCACGCCGCCGCTGTCGGGAAAAATGAAGCTCGTCGCGATCCCGAGATCCGTGACGGGAGAATAGTTGCGACCGCCGTCAAGCGACCATTGGAACGTGATCCCGGCGACGCCGATCGTGCCGCCCGTCACGACCTTGAAAGCGAATTCGAAGTCGTCGGCGGGAGCCGAGCCGATGTTGTCGACAGTGATCGCCGACGTTCCCGTTCCAACGAATGCGACGACAGCACCAGCGGGAAACGCACCAAGTACGCTTTGCCCAGTTCGAACAATGATCACAGGTCGACCGTACTTCTCGATGTAGTACGCCGCCGCTTCCACAAGCGGCCCGACGCCGAAGGATGCGACAACGTCACTCACGCGCGCAAATGTCGCGGGCGTGTCGATCGGACCCGAACTCGACACGCCGACGACGGCGAGGAGTCGCCCGGCGGTCGCCGGAAGAATGCCGAGAGCTCCATCGAGTTCGGTCACGTTCACTGTCGGTTGCGTCATGGTTTTCTCATCCTGTTAGGGCGCCGCCGTGATTTCGTCGACGTCGTCGAGACTTGTCGTGATCTGTGCCACCGTGCTAACCGGGGCAAGAGCATAGGGCGAATCCGGGATCTTCGCTTCGACCTCGAGTACGACGACGAGCTCGGCGCCGTGCCGACGTTCGTTCTTCGAGGTGTTCCACGAAGGCGAGCCGAACTCAATCGTTCCATGCGCGGCGAGATACACCGCTCGAGCCCATGCGTCGAATAGCGCTCGCGTCGCCTCATACTGCGACCGCTCGCTTTCTGGAAACTGCAAATCGGTCGCGCTGATATGCACCGTCACGAGCTCGGCGAGCGTGGCGAGGCTTCGCCCTTCGGCGCTCGAGCCTGGGTTGCGTGCCGCTCGCATCGCTCCCGCCGTGCCGGTTTCGTCGCCTGGAACCCAAACGATGCGCGCCTTCGCGGTCTTGTATTTTTGAGGCTCGCGCCATCCGAAGGATTGCTCGACGTTCGTGCCGTCGAGCTCGAACCGAGCAACGACAGAATCGAAGAGCGAGGTCACAGCGAAGCATATTCGGCGGCCGCTCATTTCGCGCTCGTGATTCGCGCGAACTCACTATTATAGCTCTTTGTGATCGCCTCGACGACAGGTCCAGGCAAGACGTCGATCGGGATGATCGGCCGCTTCACCTTGCCTCGAACCGCGCCAAGGTGATGGCGCGCCTCGACGCCCGTGAGCGTCCATATGATGCACTTTCCCTTGAGCTTGATCGTAAGCGCGGCGCCCGCGTTCTTGAGCGGCGGCGTGCCCGCTTGCGTCGGCTTCCACGGCTTGCCGTCGGGGCCAAGCCCTCGAGCGACTTGCCTTCGCGTAACAACCTCGACTTCGCGCGTTGCCTTCGACGCCGACTTGAGACCGAAGCCTGAGAGCTCTTGAAGCGTGCGGATCATGTCCGCCATTTCCAATGCGCCACTAGACACTCGAGCCGCTCCCGTTGCGATCTTCGTTCTTGCCGATCACCGATTGATCATCCATCCAAACATAAGGCGACTGTTCCGAATATGATCGAGGGTTCCCGCGATTGATCGCGCTACCGTCCTCGCCTGCTTTCAGCGGAATGTCGAACCATCCATCTTCTGAATTCGCGGCTTCAAGGATCTCGGACTGCGCGTCGATCGAATCTTGCTTGATCGTGTCGAGTTGCAAATCGTCTGGATCAACGCCGCGCTTCAAGAACACGCGAAGCGTGACGATCCTCGCGAGCCATCCCTGAACCGATCGAGGAGTCGGCGGCGTATCGCCGAACGCGGGGAAGGGCGAGGCGTAGCGCTTGCGCAAGCGGGAGTCGATCCATCGGGCCCAATACTCGAGCTGCCCGTCGACCCATCCGGGCGCCACTTTCTCGACCTCGTCAACAAATGAACTCGGCGCCAGCGTGAGCGCCTTGAACCCGTCGAAGTCGAGATAGATGGCCATGTTGCGGATCCTTCGCTCGATGGCCTACGCGACGCTGTGACGCGCCGCGTAGGCTATGCGAGCGCGGAGCTCAGGTCGCCTGACAGCGGAACATCAGGTAGGGATGCCCGGCACCGACCACGTTGCGACCCTCCGTCGTCCACTGGAACTTGCGCATGCGCGCGAGCTCGGCGTCCGTCATGGGGCCATGGAAGAGCATCGAGAAGGGCTCGCGATCGACGTAGACGAAAGCGCCGAGCTCGTTGCTCGTGATCTCTTCCGCGATCACGTAGTAGGTGTCGTCGCTCCCGCCGAACGCCGAACCGAACTCGGGCGCCTCGATCGGAGTGCCGAGCCCGAAATTGCGGATCACCGCGGCGACGTCGGCGGAACCCGCACCGCCGCCCGTTGCGGCTTGCGCGATGAACTGCGCTTGCGTGATCTGCTGCATACGCGCAGTGAGCGCGGGAGGATGCAAGATGCCGCTCATCTTGAGCATACGCGGCTCACGCCCATTCGGCATCGGGATCGATGCGATGTACGCGAGCACCTTCTGGATGTTGTCGATCGCCGCGTCGAGCGTCACGCCCGACACGGGAACCGCGCCAGGATAGATCCCGGAAGCCGCGCCCGTGAGATCGTTCGCGAACGATCCCGCGCCGACGTTGAACGGGTTCACAGGGTGAGGCGTGCCGAGCGGCGAGAAGAACGGCAGCGCATCGTACGTGTTCGGATTCGCCTTGATCGCCGACGCGATCTCGCGCTGCGGCCAATACGCCGCCTGAGCGCCCATCTGCCGAGCCCAGTGCGCGGCAAGCTGAACACCGTTTCCGTCGAGATCCTCGAGTTGCTCTTTCTTGAGCTCGAGCCCGCCGACCGCGTTCTTGCTCTCGAACTCGGTCGTGTTCATCACGATGTCTTCGAAGATCGCTTGCCCGCCGCCGTGCGCAGCGTTCGGGCGTTCGATCTTCGCCGTGTCGAGGAGCCAGTTGACGCGCTCTTTCTTTGCACCCGAAGGCATGATGCGAGCGACGCTCTTCCACCATAGGTTGCTGAGGAGTCGCTCGTATTCCTTCTCGGAAATCGTGCGAATGTTCGATTCGAGATCGAAAAGAAACTGAGGTGTTACCTGTGCCATTGTCGTCAGCCTTTCAGAGTGCCGGAAGAACGAGAACGCCGTTCGTCGCGTCGACACCCCAAACGGTGCCAGCGACGGATCGCGTGCCGACTCCGTCAGATCCCGAAACCGTTCGCTCGTCGAGGATGTAGCAAGGGTTGCCAAGGTCGGTCGCGACGACGGGAGTGCCCGCGGTGTCATTGTCCCAGGCGTGAACTCGGATCTCACGGAAGAGACGAACGCGGAACGTCGTCACGCCGTCGCCCGTTCCATCCTCCTCGAAATAACCGATCGGCGTGAGCGTGAGACTCACGCCGCCCTTGTCGAGAAGGCCCGTCGCCGTGTCGATGCATGCGAGCACGCCGCGCTCAACAAAGACGGCATTCGTCAACGGTCCTTCGAAGAATCCCCACGCTTCGTTGCGTGTCATTCGTGCGGTCATGCGATCACTTTCCCTTCGTCGAGGCCGGGCGGTGAACGCCGAAACTCATCCGATTGCTCGTATGAACCGTTTCGGAACTCATTTCCGAAAGGCCCATCGCGAGATCCAGCGCCGACTTCTCTTCCATCGAGAGTCGCGGCGCGTTGTCGCCTCCCTGACCTTCGCCGCGAACCGTCGCGGTTGCGGTCGCGGCGGCGGCGACGCGATCGGCTCGGGCGGGTCCGCGCTTGAGCGTCTTGCAAGTCTTGCGAACCATCGCCATCGGCGCCGATCGAAGCACGTCGACGAGCTCGGGCGCGAAGTCGGGTCGCGAAGCGAGCAAGCTCGAACGCTCGGCGTCGATCTTCTCAGCCTTGATTCCCGCCTTCAAGTTGTGAACTTCGGCGAGCGCTCGAAGCGCCATCGCTGAAGCGCTCTTGTCGTCCTCCTCGTCGGGCTTGTCGTCGTCGCCTTCGGGCTTGTCGTCGTCGCCTTCGGGCTTGTCGTCGTCGCCTTCGGGTGGATCCTCTTCGCCCATT